GTCTTGCAAAGTCCTCTAAACACCGCGACTCCTTTGGGTCGCGCCGGGCACCAATACGAAAGTATTGACCCGCCTCCGGATGTCGATATCGGCCCTTGGGGTTCGAGAATCGTCACTAGAGGTAGAGGCACCGTTCGCGTTTCTGCCACCGTCAAGGTGCGAAACGAGAACTTGTGGCTAGCGAATCAGCTGGGTTTGGTTAACCCTGCTTCGGTTCTCTGGGAGATTGTTCCCTTCTCGTTTGTGGTTGACTGGTTCGTTAACGTGGGAGATTTTCTCTCGCGACCTACCGATCTAGCTGGCCTGGACGTGGATTACGTCTCTACCACACACTTTACGACAAGTAACACCTTGTCGAGCTGGGGTTGGGCCTACGGTTGGCAGTCCTTCATCGAGTACATGAGTATTCGGCGAGTAGCTGGCTTTCCGGAGTCCCCTCAGCTAGGCTTTAAAGTGTACAAGCCCGACAATTGGCGCCGCGCTCTCGCGCAGGTGTCGTTGTTGACGTTGGCCCTTAAATAAGGCTATTTCCTTTCTTGGAGCTTAAATGCCCGCAATCGCCGACATTACCGTCAAAAAGAATGACGGAACCACCGACATCGTGTATAACGCCGTCTCGCCGTCCGCCGGTGACACTGTGGCCGCCGTGTATCGACAAGATACCGCGTCCACGCTGCCTCCTGGCATGCGGCCTTCGCTCCGTGTGAAGTCCCGAAACAATGGGACTGGTACGGCGCGAAACCTTGATGTGCGCTACGTGTACCCCTTCACGTACGTTGACTCGGCCACCGGCCGTACGATGAGTCAAGACGTGGAGTTGTTCACGGGGTCGTTCATCATCCCTCAGCATCTCCCGCAGATCACGACCGACGAGTTCGTCTCTCAGTGTGTGAACCTTCTCGGTTCGGCACATATGAAGGCTTGCTTGAAGGCCGGTTACGCGGCAACCTGAGGAACCTTCATGAAGACGTTCGATCATGAAGTTCGGCGTTTGGCCTCCTTAATTTTCAGGGGCCTCGGTACTCCTCTGAGTCTTACGCTTGAGAAAGCGCTGACTAATGGGGATTGGTCGTACATCGCGCAAGCGAGTGCAGACCCTGTGGATTACTCCGACGCATTTTCCTTCGGCAAGGATGCACTCGCGTGCTCCCTTCTGAAGAAAAACCCGCATCTACCGGTATCGGTTGACCGTCGCAAGGCGGCTGTCGACACTTGGTGGGATGCAGAACGAAAATGCTACGGAACGAATGAGCGGCTTTACCGCTACCTCCCCGGCCACGGTCACACGACCGACCGGGACGAGAGCGTTATGACCCTCCTGGGTTGTATACGGAAAGAGGTGGAGCTTCTCATCGGACCTTGCCCCCCGTCACTTGTTGACGGGAAGTTTGGGCCAGGTGCCACATTTACCGATCGAGGTGGCGCGACTACGGTCGCACACAAAATGAGTAACCCTCAACCCACCCTGACCACTGGGGCGCTGTGGTTTCTTCCACAGTTTCTCAGTACTCTATGGGGCAAGAATTTTGCCTCTACGGAAAATGAACTCGCCTTCGTCAAAGGAAACCGCTTCACAACGGTTCCAAAAACGGCTCTTACAGATCGCGCAATTGCGATCGAGCCGTCGATCAATATCTTCTACCAGCTTGGTCTTGGCGGTGCTATTCGCCGCCGACTGCGCAGTAGAGGGTGGGATCTTGACAAAGCTGCTGACATTCACAGGCAACTTGCTTGTGATGCTAGCAGATCTGGGGCATTCTGTACCCTAGATTTGAGTTCTGCGAGCGACACCGTAGCAAAAGTTCTGGTCGAACTTTTGCTCCCTCCGAGATGGTTTGCTGTCTTGGACGATCTGCGATCGAGGTTTACCTTGATCGACGGTCGTTGGGTCCTCCTTGAGAAGTTTTCTTCAATGGGGAACGGGTACACCTTTGAGCTCGAGACGGTTATCTTCTCGGCGATCTCTTGTGCCGTAGCCAAAAGCTGCGGTTATGAGGGTCGCCTGGGCAAAGACGTCTTTGTCTTTGGAGATGACATTATCGTGCCTAATGGTGTATATGAGGGATTGCGCCTTGTTTTGGCGGGCCTCGGTTTCACCGTGAACGAAAAGAAGTCCTTCCCCGCAGAAGTTCCCTTTAAGGAATCATGCGGCGGGGATTTCTTCCACGGCCACCCGGTCAGAGGATTTTATCTAAAAAATTCTCTCAGTTCCCCATCAGAGAGGATCGCTGCCTTCAA